GTTCTGTGAACAGATTGGTGTGGGGATCAATTTATCCAAATCTATAATAGCTGAATCTAAACCAGTACTGGAATTCGCTAAACGTACTTCCTTAAATGGAATTGATGTCTCAGCGTTATCATTCAAAGAGTTATTATCAGCTGATAATTTCTTTGGAAGATTGGCTGTTACAACTCGCTTAGTTAATAACCAGTGAGGTTCAGATTTGTGGAAACTGTTACTAATTGGTAGTAGACGGTCGACAGATAAAACTGTGGATCGAATTTACCCATTAGTCGGTTTTGCCACTCAACTATTCCAAAACGGGATTATCAAAATGGAAGATGTACTATCGATCATTACTGATAAGGATAAACCTTTAAGTTTCTTCGGTCGAAATATCAACTGAATGAAACCAGGTTTAATCTCTAGAGTAGTAAAAAATTATCTACTTACTAAGAAATGGGATTTGACTCCTATTCCTAAGAAGGATAGATTTTTCGCATCCACTAATATATTAACTTTTAAATTAATTCTTATTCATAGAATCCAAGATTCTATTAGTAGAATTTTTAAACTTAATCAGTTAGGGAATAGATTATCTATTTTAGATAAGATTTTAACATCAGATGATCTGGAATCTTTTTATAAGTCTTGATTGGATAGTAACCGCTCTCTAGAATTAGAGAAGGATATTACAGATAGATCTTATTGATCAGATCCTGCTTTTAATAAATTTAAAAAACAGTTTCTTGAAATACAGACTTTTAGTAATATTTTCTTTAATAATAGGAACGGTACTTATCCAGATCTTAATTTATTAAGATTAGGACTTGACATGGATGATACGTATGATACTCATAGGAGATTATGATCTAGTAAATATAGTTTAATATATTTATCAGAGTTTGAACAAGATAAAAGAAAATTCTTAAAGTCTAAAAAGTTTTTAGATTTAGAATTAGACCTTTTCTTGAAGCATCATAATGAACTTCTGAGCGAGCAGATGAATTTAGAATTCCACAAAGTAAAACCTGAGCTTAATAAAGAGAGATTAGATAATCCTCTTAAAGTTCTAGATTTTATTAAGGAGATTCACAACCCACTTTATTCAAATAATTTTGAATTTGTGAAGTTTGAGAATCAATTCTTTGATTCGGAAGCTTTTAATGAAGTCACTAGAGGTTTTAAACCCGTATTTGACTTTGCAAAAAACCTGGAATCAAGATCACTTTTAAATAGTGC